GTCGCCTGATGGCGCTCAAGGGGAGCTTCGCCGGGCACGTCGTCATCGACAACCGGGCGCTGAACCAGGTGCTCCACGGCGCCTCCGGCCCGGTGGCGAAGGCGCTCCTCGTGGCGGGGGACATCGTGAAGGCCGGGGCCCGACGCCGGGTGGGCGTCTACAAGCGTGCGCCGGGCGACCCGCTTCCCCGCTCGGGAGGCCGCCGACCGGGCACCCTCCGGGACAGCATCGTGAAGCGCCTCGTCGTCGGCGGGCCCGAGGGCGTCAAGGTGCTGGTGGGCTCTGAGGACCCCATCGCCCTCCTCCACCACGAGGGGACCATCCCCCACAGGATCACCGCCCGCCGCAAGCCGTTCCTCGTGTTCTACTGGCCCGCCGCCGGGAAGGTCATCCGCATCAGGTCCGTGAACCACCCGGGCACCCAACCCAACCGCTACCTGGCCGACAGCCTCCCCGACTTGCGGGCCCGCTTCTGATCTAGGCTCCGGCGCCGTGACCCGTCATCGTGACTTCGCCGTCATCTCCGCTGAGCCCGAGCCTCTGTCTTTCACCGTGTCCGGTATCCGGGTTAGCACCGGGGAGCCCTGGTCCGAGACGTTCAAGTGCTGGCCTCGCATCGCACCCCAGGCGATGGCCGACCTTGCCCTGGCGATGCGGGTGACGCCGGAGGGCGAGCGCATCTGGAACGCCGGGGCTGTGATTGGGTTCGTGCGCCGGGCGCTGATGGACGTGGAGCCGGTCGCCGTCAACGGGGAGACGCCCCCGTTCGACCCGACCCAGATGGCCAAGTCTCAGCGTGGCCGCTGGCAGGCGCTCGTGAACGACTCCGACCGGGCCCTCAACATGCAGGACGACCTCGGGCCGATCCTCCTGTGGCTGGCGGAGGAGTACACGGGCCGCCCTACCGAACCGCCCTCCACCTGACGGCTTGGGCGGTCACGAACAGCAGCTACTGCAACGCCAAGCTGACCACCCTCGGGGTGGACCGAGAAGCGCTGACCCTCGACTCGCTGTGCGACCTGATCCACATGCTGATGGTCGAGACGGCCCACCTTCCTCACAACCGGGTGGCAGAGCTCGTGGACCAGCCGTTCTGGATCGAGCGGGACACGTGGGGGCAGGGTCCGGTGTCCGAGGCCGCCCACCGTGCAATGATGGCGCTGACCGGGGGCCCAGCCCCCCTGCGTGACCCGTCAGCCCAGCGCCCCCGGCCCGTCGGGACGGTGGTGCCCGAGACGCCCCAGGAGAGCCCGGCATGACCGTGGTTGGCGAGGCCTTCGTCGTCATCCGCCCCGACGACGACAAGTTCGTCCAGGAGCTCTCCCAGATCAACCTCAGCAAGGCCGGGCAGAAGATGTCCCAGCAGCTGAGCAACGCCCTGGAGACGGTCGGCGCCGACCTCCGCCGGGAGATCGAGCAGGAGCTCGGGGCTGTCCCCGACACACTCGACGTGGACGTCCGGGTGGACGCCAACACCGCCCAGGCGAGCTCCGCCATCCGCAGCCTGGAGGCCCAGGGCGAGGGCCTGGACATCAACGTGCCGATTGACGCCGACGCCGACCCGCTCCTGGCGGACATCAAGCGCATCCAGCGTGAGGCGGAGATCGCCGAGGACCGCCTGGTCCGCATCGGCCGGGCCGGGGACACCTTCGTGTCCGCCGGGCAGAAACTGAGCGTCGGGCTGACCCTCCCGCTGATCCTCCTCGGCAAGCAGGCCATCGGCATCGCCACAGACGTGGAGACGACCCTCGCCCAGACCATCGGCCTCGCCGGGGGCACCGCCGAGCAGGTCGAGCAGGCCAACGTCGTCATCCGGAGCCTGGCCGGGGAGACGGGCAAGAGCCTGACCGACCTGTCCGAGGCGCTGCTGGCCATCTTCTCCGCCGGGTTCACCGGCCAGCAAGCCTTCGACGTCCTCGACGCCTCAGCCCGGGCCGCCGCCGCCGGGCTGGGCGACACCAGGGACGTAGCGAACGCCATCACCGGAGCTGTCGCCGCCTACGGGCCCGAGGTGCTGAACGCCGCCCAGGCGACGGACATCCTCGTCAACACCGTGAAGGAAGGCAAGGCCGAGGCGTCCCAGCTGGCCCCCCAGTTCGGCCGTCTCCTCCCTCTCGCCGCCGAGCTCGGAGTGGGGTTCGATGACGTGGGCGCCGCCCTGGCGTTCCTGACCCGTGAGTCGGGGGACGCCTCCCAGTCGGCCACCGCCGTTGCGGGCATCCTCCAGAAGCTCGTCAAGCCGACCCAGCAGGGAGCCGAGGCCCTGTTGGCCGCCGGGTTCTCGAGCGAGAGCCTCCGGGAGAGCCTGGCCGACCAGGGGCTGCTCGGCACCCTCCGGGACGTCCGCAAGGGCCTGGAGGAGACGGGCGGCTCGCTGGGCGAAGTGTTCGAGGACGCCGAGGGGTTCGTCGGGGTGCTGTCCCTCACCCGGGAGGAGGGCGCCGCCGTCGATGCCGTGTTCAACAACCTGAGCAACAGCGCCGGCACCCTGGACTCCGCCTTCGGGGCGTTCGATGCGACCAAGGCCGCCGAGCTCGCCAAGGCCTCCGCCACCGCCCAGACGGCCCTCGCTGACATCGGCAACGTCGCCTTGCCCGTGCTCGCCGAGGTGCTGAGCCTGTTCGCCAAGGGCGCCGCCCTGTTCTCCGCCCTGCCAGCGCCGCTGCAGACGGCCGCCGTGGGAGCTCTGGCGCTGGCCGCCGCCCTGGGGCCGGTCATGATCATCGGCGGGAAGATCCTCCAGAACTTCGGCACGATCCAGACGGCCGCCGGGAAGCTCGGCAACAAGCTCGATGATGTCTTCGGGGCCGGGTCGGGCGCCAAGTTCGCTCGGGCCGCCGGGGGCCTCGCCGCCATCGCTGTCGGCGTGGAGGTCATCCAGAACCGCATCCAGTCGGACCAGGGCGACACCGAGGACTTCCTGGGGGGCATCGTTGACGACGTGAATGCCGCCATCTCCAGTGGGAACTTCGACACGCTGGCCGCCAAGTTCACTGCGGTGGCCGACGCCCGGAACGAGCTCGCCGAGGACGCCAACCGGGCCATCGACCCGTTCAAGCGGAAGCAGCTGACCGAGGCCGTCACTGGGCTCGACTCGATCCTGGCGGCCATGAACGAGACGTCCATCGGCGCCGACGACCTCGCCGTGCAGCTCGGCATCACCAAGGACGAGGCGCTGGCGCTCGGCTTCCAGGGGGCCGACGCCATCGCCGCCTTCAAGGCCCAACAGACGGACCTCGGCATCCAGGTCGATCCGATCGTGGCGGCCCGCACAGCGCTGGACGAGCTGACCCTTGCGTTCCTCCGGGGGACGGACACCGAGCAGCAGTTCGCCGAGGTGTCGGCGCTGACCAACATCCCGGTCGAGGACCTGCACGAGAACCTGGGCAAGCTCGCCGACAAGGCCCGGGAGCTCGGGGACGCCTTCGTGGAGGGGCTGGGGGGCGTGCAGGACGCCTTCGCCACCACGTTCGGCGACGAGGCCAAGGACACGGTCGATGCCTTCCTGACCAACTACGCCAAGCAGGTCACCGACGCCGCCTCGTTCACGGTCAACCTGCAGAAGCTGATCGCCCGGGGCGCCACCGACCTCGCCCAGACGTTCGCCGAGCAGGGGGTGGGGAGCGCCGGGCTCGCCGCCGAGGCCGCCGCCGCCTCAGACGTCGCCCTGGCCGACATGGAGACGAGGTTCGACTTCATCTCCCTGCAGGAGGACACCGCTGAGGCCCGCCAACGGGCGTTCGCCACCCGCATCACCGACGGGACGCTCCGTCTCGTGGAGGAGGCCAACCAGACCGCTGAGGGCCTGTTCGGCCCGGAGGTCGCCGAGACGATCGGGCCTCGCCTCGCTGCCGCTCTGGAGCAGGGGGACGAGGCGTTCTTCGCCGAGCTGGACGCCATCGCCGCAGAGGCCAAGCTGCGCTCCATCGCCATCGGCGAAGGGGTGGGGGAGGGCACGGCCGAGGGGCTGGCGAACAGCATCGCCGCCATCAAGGTCGCCGCCCAGGCGGTCATCGACGCCACGCTGGGAGTGTTCGGCGCCGGGTTCCAGCTGGGCAGTCCGAGCCGGGTGATGATGCGCATCGGCGGAGACGTGGCTGAGGGCTTCAACATCGGCCTGAACGAGGGACTGTCGGCCCCGGACCTGACCGAGTTCACGAACGCACTCCCGAGCGCCGCTACGAGCGCCGCCCAGGCGCTCTCCCTGGGAGCGAGCTTCGGCGCCTCTCCGGCAAACCTCGGGGCCTCTCCGGGGGCGACTGAGGTCACGTTCACCGGGGACATCGTCGTGCCGGTGCCGCCGGGGGCGTCCCCGGGCGAGCAGGCCGACCTCGTGGGCCGCCAGATCGCCTTCCGGGTGCAGGGGGCTGTCGGTTGAGCGCCGACGGAGTGACGGCCGCCATCGCCTCCCGGACCATCTCGTTCGGCGACGGGACCGTGTACTGCTGGGGGCAGCAGGGCATCGTCGGGCTCGGCGAGCCTCCCGTGCGGAACAACGACGTGAACCAGGGCAACGATGACGGCGCCATCGGCCAGCGTGACTACCGGGACGTCCGCCACCTCGGCTTTGACCTGACCATCGGCCCCGGGCTGGGTGACGTGGAGACGGACGGCGCCGACGTCTGGGCGCTGTGGGAAGTCCTCCGGGTCGCCTGGGCGCCATCCATGGCCGACCTGACGTTGACCATCGACTTCTTCGGCTCGAGCACGCTGACGTTCTTGGGCCGCCCCGACGGAGCTGTGCTCGACACCAGCCCCATGTTGAAGGGCCTCCGAGCTCTGCGGGTGATGCTCGACTTCCGCTGCCCCGACCCGACGCAGTACTGACGTGCCGCCGCCTACGCCGCTTCCGGCGCCCGAGGCCTGGTCGTGCACCGTGGTGGAGCCGGACGGCACGAGCCACGGCGCCATCAGGGCTTACCCCGTGTCGCTCGGCTGGGAGCTGAACGGCATCGGCCAGAACGAGGCGTACATGGCCGCCCTCGACCCGACCGCCGCCCTGTTCTTCGCTGGGGGCGAGTTCCTGGACGGGCGAGAGCTCGCTGTGTTCTACGGCGTGGACTTCGTAAAGACGATCCTGCCCTCGCCCCGGCAGAAGCCCGCCCCGACCACCCTCACCCTCTCCGGGTTCGGCTTCGGCTACGCCTTGAAGCGCCGGTACGTGGGCCGTCTCAACGCCCACCCCAACCTCGTCACGATCAACCCGGACTTCGTGACGGACCTGGCCGGGTGGGCGACGTTCGGGGGCGCCACGGGCACGTGGGACGCCGGGCCCGGCCCAGACGGAGCTTCGGGGGTGGCCGAGGTCAGCATCTCCGCCGTTCAGAACAACACTGGCCTGCAGAACGTGACGCTGATCCCCGTGGGAGGCCAGCCGTTCGACACTTTCCTGTGGATCACCGTCTGGGTCAACGTCAACAGCACCGTGGCGGACTACATGGTCCCGCCCGACGGCGCCGCTCTCCGCATCGAGCTCCTCGACGGCTCCAGCAACCTCCTGTGGGAGCAGCTGGCCGCCCCGGACTGGCGCATCAAGGGCGCCTGGCAGCTGGTCCGCATGAAGGTGTACGTCCCGGGCGGCCTCGGCACGGTCAACCTCCGGGTACAGCTCCGGGCCCCAGAGTCGGGGGCCCTGTTCGACAAGGTGCTGGTGCGGCAGGAGGAGCGCCTGTACGCCTCGGGCGACCCGGGCACGATCATCACCCTGCTGGTGGCCCACGCCCAGGACACCGGCATCGGCAAGACGGACCTGTTCATCGGCATGAACGTGCAGGACGGGGGTGGCGCCCAGCTGACCCGGGCCTACAAGTACTCCGGCCGCCAGAACATCTTGGCCGCCATGCGGGAGATGGAGACGCTGGACGGGGGCGTGGACTGGCTGCCCGAGCAGCCCGCCCTCAACACCAGGGAGATCGCCGTGTACTCCCCGCTCGGCTACGAGCCCCCCGGGGGCCGTCTGCAGGCGACGTGGGCTGACGGGAGCTCTGGCGGGAACATCAGCGACTACGAGTGGCTGTGGGCGACGGACGAGCACGCTGACCGGGTGATCGTGATGGGCCGAGGCGACGGGTTCGAGCTGGACGAGGGCGTCTGGGTGGATCAGCTGAGTCCCGACCTCGGCTGGGAGTCAGTGTTCCCCGCCAAGATCGAGGGCTTCCAGGACGTCAAGACGCAGGCCGACGGTCGGGGCCGCCAGATGCGCCGGGCCCACGTGCTGCGTCTCACCATCCAGCGGACCGCCGTGTTCGACCCGGCCGAGGAGGTCATCGGCGACGGGGCTCTCCTGCCCGGCCGCCTCCTCGACGTGGACCTGCAGGATGGCGAGGTGGACATCTTCGAGGGCATGAAGATCATCAAGACGGTCCTGGCCTGCGAGCCCCACACGGCCACGGTGGACTGCGTGATGGTGTCCGAGCTGGACGCCTCCTGATGCTCCGCTACCCGGACGACATGGAGAACATGCTGGCGAACTACGACGCCCGCTTGAAGGAGCTGGAGCGCCGCCTGCCCGCCCTCAACGACGACCCGCCCGGCCCGACGCTCGACTGTTGCGACACCTTCTGCGCCTTCCAAACGGGCACGGAGGAGTTCAGCGTCGGGGAGAACCAGACTCTCCTGACGGTCACGGTGCCCCGGCCCGCCGCCGGGCGCATCGTGGTGACCGGAGGCTTCACCGGGGAGCTGTCCGTGGGCGGAGACTTCTACCTCCGCTCCCAGATCAGCATCTCGGGCACCCGCTACCACCCGATCCGCTTCCACCGGGTGCAGGGCTCGACCGCTGGCGACCAGATGTCCCTGTACCCACGCCTCGTGTTCGACTTCCAAGCCGGAGCCGACCTGACCGTGGGCCTCTACATCATCAACCTCTCGTCCCAGGCCGTCGTGGTGGGGGAGGGCGAGCTGGACGTGCTCATGCGAGGCCGGGGCGGCAGCGACGGCTGCAACCCCGTCTCGTCGGGCACCGGGTGATCGCCTGGCTCGCCGACTCGGGCAGCTGGGGGCCCCTCACTCGGGCCATCGCCGTCCTGCGCCACACGCCCGGCTTCGTGGTCGGCTACCGGGCTCCTCGAGATTGGGAGCCGTGCGACCGAGAAGGCATCGGCCACGTCTCGTTCGACTGCTGCGGCGTGCCGGCGGCCCGGCAGCTCGCAGAGCTCCCCGCTGATCTGCTGGTGGCCGACCCGTCGTGGTGGGAGGTCGCTGTGGCTGACGGTCGACCTTGCGTCAGGCTGGGGTGGGCGAGCTCGGGGGCGCCCGACTGGGACCTCGACGCCGGGCCGATCCACCCGTGGGCTGACGGGCTCCCGCTGACCCGGGGCGCCGTCCGGGAGCTGTGGGGCGTCGGGCCCGAGACGCCGGTGGTCGCCACGCTGAGCAACCGGCGGTATCGCAACATCATCGAGAACCGGGTGGCAGACTCCGTCCCGGAGGGGGCCAGGCTGGTCTCCCTGTCCGGGTGGGGGGCAGCCGAAAGGATGGTTGGCGCCGACCTGGTTGTGGCGACGGCCGGATGGGCATCATCAGTGGAGTGCCGATGGACCGGAGTGCCACATTGCCTGCTCGACGTGGGCGGCCCCGACGGGTGGCCGAGAGTCACCCACACCGTGGACGAGGCGAGGAGAGCGGTCGCAGCCGTCTCGCCATGGCCGTCGCCGTCCGACTGGGCCGGAACGCCCGACCGGAGGCCGCTGACCGAGTTCCTGGCGTTGGCCGAGAGGAGCGCCCTCCGCCACGTACAGTGGTCAAGGTGAGCAAGGTCGTGGCGGGCATGCTCGTGTTCGTCCTGGCGGTCAACTGGGACCCGATCGTGACGGGCGTCCTCCTCGCCGTGGGCACGCTCGTGTCCGTCGCCGTGGTGAAGTTCGGGGGCGCCTGGCTCCTCCGGTCCGCCAAGGAGGACTTCCAGGACAGCATCCGGCAGGTCGTCAGGGCCGAGATGCGCTCGTCCGGGAAGCGTCTCGCCCCGACGTTCGAGAAGGCCGCCAAGGACATCGCCTGGTGCAAGGAGGAGCTCTCCGAGCACAACGGGGAGACGATGAAGGACGCCATCGTGCGGACCGAGTACCGGGTGGCCCGCAACACCAAGGTGCTGAAAGAGGTCGCCGACAGGGTGGGGCTGGAGCTGGACTTTGACTAACTACCCGTACGTGCCCGCCCGGCTGGCGTGGCCCCGCCCGGCCGCCTGCTGGCCGCCATCGTTGGGCGTGGTGCACGACATGGAGGCCCCTGAGGGCCCGCTGACCGCCGAGAACTGCGCCCGGTACTTCCAGAGCTCCGCCGCCCAGGGCTCGACGCACCTGTGCTGCGACGAGGACAGCACCGTGCGGTGCGTGCGGGACACCGAGAAGTCAGCCGGGGCGAAGGGCTACCCGTACCGGGGGCGCTCCGTCAACGACTGGGCCCTGCAGATCGAGCACGCCGGGTACGCACGCCAAAGCCGAGCGGAGTGGCTGGACCGCAGCTCCCGTCGGACGATGGAGCAGGGCGCCCGGGCGTTCGCCCGCTGGTCGGACCTGTACGTGATCCCGCCGTTCCGCCTGACGGACGCCGAGATCAGGTCGGGCATGCACGGGCTGTGTGGGCATGGCGACATCACCCGTGCGCTGAAGGTCGGGGGCGGCCACACCGACCCGGGCTTCGGCTTCCCGTGGGACGTTTACCTGGAGATGATCCGGACCTTCAAGGAGGATGAAGTGTGGACGCCTGAGGAGAAGGCCCGGCTGCTCGCCGGGGCCGACGCCAGCGTGCGGATGGACCAGCGGTGGAACGCCGACGCCCGCACCAAGCTGGAGGAGGTGTGGACGAACCTGATGGACCGGGACGACCCCGACCCCGGCTTCCGCAAGGGGACGGTGGGGGCGATGGTGCAGCGCATCCTCTACCCCGAGCCGACCGAGCCGTAGGCTGCCCGCCATGCGACTCATTGCACGACTCCAGGCCTCGGGGCGCCTCGCTGGGGACGCCGGGGCCATCACTGACAACTGGCCCGACTGGCTGCGTGCGGCCTCCCGGACTGCCGTGCAGACGTTCGTGGGCATGTTCGGCCTGTCCCTCGTCGGCTGGCTGGCCGATGTGGGCGCCTGGGCCGGAAGCTCCGAGGGGACGTTCCCGTCCGTCTCGCCGCTCGGCAAGGCCGCCGTCGCCGCTCTCGTGGCAGCCGCCTCGGGCGTCGTGGCCGCCCTCATGAACGTCTTCGGGAAGCGCTCTGCGACCTATCCAACGCCCCCGCCTGCTGGGGGGTAGGCTCTCGGGCGTTGGGGCTGGGCGACCGGCCACCTGCACCAGAAGGGCTCCAGTTGGGTTCGCACCTCTCGGAGCTCGGGGCTGGCGCTGGGTGGCCGGTCGCAGTCCGTTCTGCCCCAGTAGCCTCGCCCGCTAACCCGGGTTAGACTGGCGGCCTCCACCCCAACAGGAGGCCCCATGCCCGACCTCATCCCGGCGGAGCTGATGCCCGCCGCCCCGTTCGACCCTGACCTGATCCCGCCCGACGTCGCAGACGACCAGGACTTGGAGCCGCTGCCCCCCGAGATTGAGCGGTGGGAGCCGACCACCCAGGACGAGGCCGAGTGGGCCATGCGCCTGTTGGCCGCCTACCAGGCCGAGGCCGCCGCCATCAGCGACCAGGCCGCCCTGTGGCGTGAACCCATCGACGTCTGGGAGGCCGCCGAGCTCCGTCGCATCGTCCGCAAGGCCGAGTTCTTCACCGGCCACCTGGAGCGCTTCGCTCTCGCCTGGCGCCAGCGGACCGACCGTGCGACCCTGGCCCTCCCGTCTGGGAAGGTGACGACCACCAAGCAGCCTCGCCGCATCTACGTGGGCGACGAGGCCGCCGTGTGGGAGTGGCTGGCCGCCCGGGACGCCGTGGACGACCTGGAGGCCCGGGACGCCTTCACCAAGCAGGAGCTCTCCCTGTCGGGCATCCAGGCCGCCTGCCAGATCGAGGACCGGCCGCTCGCCGTGGACGTGTACCGGAGCTGTGGCTGCATCTACCGGGCCCCCGGCTGGGACGACCGCACGCCGGGCGTCTGCCCCGAGTGCGCCACTGGCAGCGAGGTCACTCAGGTGCTCGTGGTGGACTCAGAGCTCGTGGCGACGTTCCGGGGCGACCGGGTGCCTGGGCTCGACGTGACGCCCGAGAGGATCAAGCCCAAGGTCAAGCCCGCATGAGCCTCATCCCCGGGCCCCTGCCCCCGGCCACCACCCAGCAGCGGGTGGACTACGACGCCATCGCCCGGGAGGTGCGGGCGACCCCCGGCCAGTGGTTCCGGCTGGAGGTCGTTCCCGCTCTGGGGAACAACGCCGCCTACGCCCGAGGCAAGCAGTTCATGAAGCGCCGCCTGACCGTGGCCTACCGGGCCCCCCAACAGAACCCCCCGAGCGCCCTGACCGGGAGCTTCGGCGCCGAGACGGACGAGGCCCACAAGTGGCGCCTCGACCACAAGGACGTCTGGCTCTGCTACCAGCCCCCAACCCCAACTGAGGAGACACCATGACCCATGACACCACCACAGGCACCGCCCGCTCCCGCCTCTCCCAGGGCCACCCCGGGCAACGCACCGCCACCAAGGCCCGCCTCGCCATCTCCGGCGCCTCCGGTGCGGGCAAGACGTGGACGGCCCTCTCCGTCGCCGAGGTGCTCGCCCCATCCGGGCCCACCGTCATCATCGACACCGAGCCGTCCGACCAGGACACCGGGGCCGCCGAGCTGTACGCCGACCGCTTCCGCTTCGACACCATCAGGTGGGCCCCTCCGTTTGACCCTCGTGACCTCGCCCTCACCATCCAGGAGCTCGGCGCCAAGCGTGTGCCCGGGTCGCTGTGGCAGGGGGAGGGCGGCTACGACGTGATCGTGGTGGACTCCGCCTCGCACTTCTGGCGGGGAGAGGGCGGCACGCTCGACATCGCCGACGGCAAGTTCGGCGGCTGGAAGGAGGCCACCCCCATCCAGGACCGCATGGTGGACTCCATCCTCCGCAGCCCCGCCCACGTCATCGTGTGCACCCGGGCCCGCATGAGCTACGCCCAGGAGCCCGACGCCGGTGGCAAGCAGAAGGTCGTCAAGCTCGGCATGGCGCCCGTCCAGCGGGACGACCTCGAGTACGAGTTCCAGGTCGTGGTCCAGATGGACCAGGCGCACACCATCGAGATCGGCAAGACCCGCTGCGCCACCCTGGCCGGGATGCAGTTTCGCCAGAACGATCAGGCCCGCTTCGCTGGCATCTTGAAGGAGTGGCTGGACGGAGGCGTGGAGCTGATCACCCAGACGCAGGTGGACGAGCTTGTGGACGCCTTCAACGCCCTGGAGGGCCCGCCCAAGGTGGCCGCCAAGACGGCCTTCGTGGACGTCTTCGGTGCCCCCGGGGCTCTGCCGGCGGAACGTCTCGCCGAGGCTGAGGCGTGGATCGCCGCCCGAGTGGCGACGGACCTTGCCAGCCCCCCCGCTACGGCCCCGGAGGAGGCCCCTCCTGTTGACGAGGAGCCGGGCAACGACCCGGAGGCCCCCACTGGGCACCCAGAGCCTCCTGCGAGCTCTGAGGACGCTAAGGCCGCCGCCGACGAGAAGGCGGACAGCGCCATCGCCCGGGCCAAGGCCAAGGCGAAGGCGTCCACAGCGTCGTGACCGCCGGGTGGGATAGACCTACCCGGCCCCAACCGCCTCTCCCTCACCCCGAGGAGGCCCATGAGTGTCGCCGCCCTTGACTGGGTGCTGAACCACAGTCGCACGACTGGCGCCGAGCGCATGGTGCTCGTCAGCCTCGCCAACCACGCCGGGGGCGAGCCCGTAGGCGACCCGCCCGCATGGGAGTCCTGGCCGGGCGTCTCGCTCATCGGGACCGAGGCCGGGCTGCGCCGGGACCGCACCACGTCCGACGTGCTCAGCCGTCTCGTGGAGGTGGGCGCCATCGAGCGCCTGGTCAACAGCGCCCCCGACCCCCGCCTCGCCGCCAACCGCCGCACCAACCTGTACCGCATCCTGATCCGGGCCGGGGAGTCATGCGGGCGTCTCAGGTGCTCGTGGTGCGGCCCCGAGAGGCCCGTCGCCGAGCGACCCCCCAAGCACGCCGGTAGGGGGGCGACCGCCACCAGGGGCAATGCGACACCGGAAGCTCCTGACCTGTGCGGACAGCCTGTTCTGGGGGGCGCCCGGGAGGGACGCCGCCGGGCGACGGACAAACCAACTACTACAACCACAACCCATAACCCCATAACCCCTGGCCCCGTCCCGGGGCCTGGGGGGAGCCCAGACGCCCCCCAGGTTGACCTCGTGCTGGCCAACCCAACCCCTGCACGAAAGCAGAAGGCTCCTGCCCAGCCGGAGGCCCGCCCTCACAGCTCCGTGGCGGACAGGCTCGCCCGGGCTGAATGGGAGAGACTCCCCACCAAGCCGGTAGCCGGGTTCCTCGCATTGCGGGCCCGGATCGAGGAGGCCCTGGACGCCGGGTACTCCGAGGGCGAGCTCTCCAGGGCTCTGCCGACCATCAAGGCGTTTACCCGCAACGGGTTCGACCTGGCGCTCCGCCAGACCAGGGCGGCCCAACCCCAACATGACGAGACACTGGACGAGGGGCGAGAGCTCCCGTCCGGAGAGGTGCAGCTATGACCCGCACGTACGACGAGCCCGAGGGGCCCATCGACCGAGACACCATCAACGCCTACGTGGACGAGATCATGCAGGGCTCGTGGGACCTGGCCTGGCAGGCGGCCATCCCTGTCCGCTTCCGCAACGCCAGCCTCGGGGCGCTCCCCCGGGAGGTGCGGGACCCGTGTCACCGCTGGGCGGAGGCGTGGGCGCACGACAGCCCGGAGGCCGGAGCTCTCCTGCTGATCGGCCCCGTGGGCACCGGGAAGACCTACGCCGCCGTGGCGACCGCCCGGGAGTATGAGGTGCCGCTGTTCGTGCCGGTGGTCGAGCTGTTGGACGCCCTCCGCCCGGGGGGCGACCTCGGGACCATCACCCGGCAGGGCGTCACCGTGACGGCCGGGCCCGTCGGCATGCAGCGTTTCGCTGCGGGCGTGGAGACGGGGCTGGTGATCCTCGATGACCTGGGCGCCGAGCGTCCGACGGAGTGGACCGCAGAGCGCCTGTACGCCATCGTCAACCGCCGGTGGATGGACCAGCAGCCGACCATCGTGACCGCCAACACCACGCCCGAGAAGATGGCCGAGACGTTCGGGCCTCGCATCTACTCCCGCCTGGTGCACAACGCCACCGTGGTCCGGGTCGGCGGAGAGGACCGCCGCCGATGACCACCGACCTCCTGACCGACTGCATGGAGTGCGGGGGCCGCTGCCGCTGCCCCCGATGCCACGGGCTCCGCTGGGTGTACGTCACCCCGGCCTACGCCGACCGCTTCGAGCAGCCCGCCCGCCCGGGGCACCGGGCCGCCCTGCTCAACACCATGTACCCGTGCAAGGACTGCAACGCCGGAGCGTTCTACCGCTGGAGCTCCGGCTGCTTGGAGGCCGACCATGACGCCTTCAACTGCGACCGCTGCCAGGCTGACCACGAGCGGCCCCGGAGAGGCAACCGGCGGGCCGCCCCTGGGCGACCGCCCCTCCAGGCCGTAGAGGCCGGATACCGGGCAGAAGGGCCCGACCATGACTGAGACGAGGGGGCACTGCAAGGGGTGCGGAGGCCCGGTCCTGTGGGTGCGGACGGAGGCGTCGGGGGCGTGGCTGTCCCTCGACCCGGAGCCGGTGGGCGAGGGCAACGTGGTGCTCGTGAAGGGCAAGGCCCACGTGCTCACCAAGGCCGAGCTCGCCCCACCGGGCCTGCTCGACAGTCTGCTCCCCGGGTCGCCGCCGCCCGGGCCCCGGTACGTGCCCCACCGGGCGACGTGCACCAACTGGCCTGCGAGCAACAAGCGATGAGGGCCGCCGACTACTTCGCCGTCGTGACCTCGACCGCCAAGGTGACGACCGGCCCGAACGACGGGCAGGGCATGGCGTACTGCGCCTTCTGCCACGGGCCGATCGCCACCGGCACGATCATCCACCGGCTCGTCCCCAAGCGGGGAGGCAGCCACGTCTACGCCCACCAGGGATGCTGGCCGTGAAGCGCCGCACCCCGCTGAGGGCGAGCCTGGAGACAGCCCGGGCGTGGGAACGCCGGAGCCGACGAGCTCTGCCTGTCCGCCGCAAGGGCCTCGACCCGGCCCTCGCCAGAGCGTGCTACGTCCGGGACGGGGGCTGCAAGGTCCGCCCGGAGCTGTACGGCGTGAAGTGCTGGGGCGTCAACGACCCGCACCACGTCCTGCCGAGAGGCCGGGGCGGGCCCGACGCCCTCGACAACCTGGTCACGCTCTGCCGGGGCCACCCCGACTGGGT